AATTAAATCATTTAATAACGTATGTGTATATAGTGAAACATATCATATTAAATGTACTCTTCCAAGTATCGACTCGCGTACGCGATCGCACCGACGAGAATGACGCCTGACATGGCACTATCTCTCTGCGCGATGACGTGCATGACCAAATCATCGATGACGCGAACCCCCGTGGGCTTTTTCGCGATGCGGGGAACGATTGCGACCACGATGAGGTAAATGGCCATCGCGAGGATGACGGGACGAAGCTCTTCGCTGTCGAGCATGGTCTCTATTGGTGTAAAGCGAGATTTATTTTTTACAAAGTCATACATCTAGCCATCGGGTCTTCGCCAGCGCGGACGAGGTCCCTGGGTGGCTCGATGAAACCACCAGAGGTCACCGGACCGCGAGTCGCGTATTTCCGGACCGTCGTCGCCGACCGGGTTGGTGCGATGCACCGCTCGTTTCGAGCCGCGCGGTACCTTTCACGCGCGGTTCTTAACCTGTATAATGCATGCGCATATTTAGCCCTTATTTTGGCGTCGTCATACTGTGATTTCGATTCATTGAAACATAATTTCCATGCGTCGTCACCCACTGTGGTATCCATGCTTATTGATACATAGATTCATTTCTCTATACCTTTGAAAATCAATCACGAACCCCCGATCGTCGACAGGTAGAGGTCGATTTCGCCACGGAACGAGGGGCACGCCTCGAGCGTTTTCTTCGTGACCATATCCTGAACAGCAAGAATATGTTGTTGAAATTTCTTAAAATCTATACCCGTAGCGCTGTGTATGTCGTCCGTGCTGTTCGATATGTCGCGCAGCGCGTAGAGGTAGCCAGCGGCGGTGTTCGCGTGCATGGTCGCGACCAGCGGAGACGCGTCCTGTTGTGCCGTCGTCGCGTACTTGGCCGATTTCCGGATGAGTGTGTCGATTTGCTTGTTCCTGTATCGCCTGGCGTTCGCTGAGACGAGACAGCCGACGCAGAGCGCGAGGAGGACGTAAAGCATCATCGCGCGTTTACGTTACTATTATTATGACGAGGGAAATTTTATTTAAAGAAACGGTGCGAGTATTCGTTAATGCGCATATATTGGCACGGGAGGTGTTTTCTATGCGAGTGTCCGTTAGATATCGAATATGACCCGGACGGCGACCACGAAGATCGGTACATGGACCAATTTGAAGAGTTTCACCCAGCGGATATCATGCGCAGAGATGTAGACATAAGCGGAAACCTCTCGGTATGGAAACGGTTCGGACATCGCACGTGGGAAAAGGTTTGCCATGCGTGCTTTGATCTCAAACTCCACCACAATCCGAAAATTCTGGGTCAGCGCGAGATAGGCGCGCGTCGCATGCACCGACCACGGACGGTGAGCATGACGATGGGTGAGCTCCAACAATACGTGTTCATGATGCAGCGCTTTTTCAGGAAACGACGAATAGAGGAGGGCGTGTAATGATACATTTTATTTTCGACACTGATACTAGATATGGCTGGTGAATCGAGTCAGATATCACTCGCAGCCATCGGCCCACAAGACGCCGCGCTCCTCAGCGACAAACCTGAGGATTTGCCCTTCTTTTACGATGCCAAGCCCTTGCAACATTCGAACTTTCGAAAGTTTCATAAGAATGCAAACATTACGAACCCGAATTCGAAAGCGACGTGGCCGTTCGGTGAATCCATCAAGGTCAAATTTAATCCGACCAACATGGGTGATCTGCTTTCAAACATGTGGGTCTCGTTCGAATTGCCGGCGATCGCGAACGGCAATCACGCGGACCAAATCGGTCGACACATCTTCGAGCGCGTGACCATGTACGTGGATGAATTGGAAATCGAAACGGTGTACGACGATTGGATGGTGATTCACGATGAAATGTTCCTCGAGCCGAGTGAAAAAGTTGCAAATCGTTTTCTCGTAAATCGTTCGCTCGCGTTTGATACGAGCGAACTCAACGAAACGAACGCTCGGCACAAGTCGGAATTATTCATTCCTATCCCGTTCTTTTTCAGTCGCAAATATGCCAAAGACGAATATTCGGACAACGAACCGAACCGACCGTATTTCCCGCTCGCGGCGTGTTGGAAGCAAAAAGTTGAATTTGAGTTTGTCTTTCGACCACAATCGTTCTTTACGGATTTTAACGGAACACTGAGCTTGAGTCAGTTTGATATCATAACTGAACAAATCACATTGGACCCCCTCGAGCGCATGTATTTCATGAAAGAGGAGCAAACACTGGTCACTGATATCGTTAGACGTCACCCCACGGCGCAGACTGAACCAAAAAAGACGATTTTGAAAACGAACCTCGTACCAAACGTACCCGTCAAGAGCTTTTTCTGGTTCTTTCGACGAAACGTTTTCGAAGACCCAAAGGTCATTAAAAGTGAATCACATACGAACTCGGACCCGGACGGGGAAATGTATATTCACAATCGCTTCAATTTTTCATCAAACGTAAATTTTGACGAGCTCCAGACGTTTTACGCGCCTGTCATGGATCTGGCAAAGTTTCATCTCAACGGTAGTGTTCTCCCGAATTCGACGAACACGGGACACGTTTTTTACAAATACCTCCAACCGGCGATGCGCAAATTGAGTCGGCCGATCAGAAATTTTTACACGTACTCGTTCAGTGCGAATCCGGTCAACGTGGCGAGCTCGGGGTATCTTGATTTTAGTCAAATACAGGGCAATAAGACGAATATTGAATTTACATTCGAACCCATAAACGCGGCGGGTGGTGATTTGCTCGACGATGTATATACGTTTCATATGTTTTACCTTGGCTACGAGGTGTTCAAATTTAACGATGGGAAAATTCGGTACGCGACGGAGCGCGATCTCGCGGAGAAACCAAAAGCAAAGCCCGAGGCGACCGAGATTTTCAAGTCTTACGACAAAGGCAAAACGTTTGTTTTAGAAAAGAAGCCGGTGGAGACGGTCGAGGCACCTCCGACGGGCCCTCGGAAACCGCGCGAGCCAAATCAAGTGGATCATTTTTTGAAAAGTGTCAAGCGATTCGCTTCGATGTAATCGTATATCCCACACTTAATGACCCATCGACAAAAGTTTAGTTGTGCGAGCGTCGTGTGAATGGTCTGGTCCGTTCCGGGTACGCGATACGGTATTTTTTCCGTTCGGCAGAATGGATCAAACAACTTTTTGCTATACCCATCCAAGGACGATTTGTAGTTTATATGTACAGCGAACGCTTTCCCGTCACTCGTCTTAAATGTCACGTTGTGCTTCTTCGCGTAAGAGCAGATAAACCATTCGATATTCCGCAGAGAAATCTTGCCCTTTTTCTGCAAAATGTTGATTAAAGTATCGCGATTCTGTTCTCGCGCGTAGAATTGATCGATCGATGCCAATAGAACATCGTTTTTACTCATGTTGTGTCTATTATAGAATGTGTGCTATGTCTTTAAGTGCCTCGGTTTCTACAGGTTTACACAGGGACGGGTTGCACGCCGGACAATCGTGCATGTATGGTATGCTCATGGGGTGATTGTGTCCCGTCGTCGCCTGGTTCGCGCGATTCATGACCGCCACCGTTTTCACCCGCTTTTGGTCGACGTGCCATCGACAAAACCCTTCGTCCGTGGCTTTGTGCGTACACCGCGTGCCATTTTTCTTGAGTCCTTTACACCGCGTCTGCTCGAACCGTTCGGGGAGGTCGCGCAGGAGCAGTTCGAGCGAGATCCCATGCTTTTTGTTGACGGTGGAGAGGTACTCGTCAAAAAACTCTTCCACGTAATTTGTGATTCTATCGTGGATGACCTTTTTTAGTTTGGTCTCGATGAGCTTATCTATGTGTTCTTTCGCTTCATCTATTATGTCGCTCACCAACCCATCCATATGTGCATACTTGCTTTCATAACGAGCCAAAGCTTTAAGTGGTTAAAGAGATGGTTCGCCATGATAATAGATGCCCACATATTGTACGCGCGAAGGATGTAAAAAGCAGGCGTCTTTCGGCGACCCCAAGACCAAAAAAGCGACGCATTGCGCGAAACATAAACCCGAAGGCTACGTATACCTGTATGCTAAACGGTGTCAGCACGATGGGTGTTCGACGCAACCAAAGTACGGCGACCCCAAGACCAAAAAAATGACACATTGCGCAAAACACAAACCGGTGGGCTACGTGGACCTAAGCAACAAAATGTGCGTGGGGTGTAACAAAAAGATCCCAAAATTCGGCCTCGACCGATCGAAACCCGCGACGCACTGCGGTTCGTGTAAATCTGATGATATGGTCGACGTGTGTCACTCAGTGTGCGTTTCGGAACACTGCGATACTGCACAGCCACCACCAGGTTACGACGGGTACTGTACCCATTGTTTTAGAAATTTGTTCCCACTCGATCCGCGCACGCAAAACATTCGAGCGAAAACCCGCGAAATAGCCGTCCGTGATTTCCTCGTCGAACGTTACGGTGATGCGTTCGTCCATAATCAATCCCTGTTCACGAGCTG